TTCATAATTCACAATTCACAATTCACAATTCACAATTCATAATTCATAATTTACAATTCACAATTCATAATTCATAATTCATAATTCACAATTCATAATTGTATTTCTCATTTTCTCTTACTTTCCTTCTTCACCCAGTCCGCATACTCGCCATACTCAAACACAAGTTTTTCATCTTCAGTCCAGCCGCCTTTTTCAACTGTTTTATTTTTCAATTCAATTTTGCAGCCGTGAATCGCGGCGATAAATTCACGTTTTTGATTTTCAATAACCGCTTTGCTTTCATCATTTAAAATGAACAACCTGAAAAACTTCATAGCCTGCGGCAGAGTGTAACGCCGCAGGATCGTTTCATATTCGCTTAAATTATAGCCGCTTAAATACAGCCCTATCGAATCAACGAGATTGATTATGATTTCTGCGGTTCGGCTGATTGAGACTATTCCTTTTTTTCGTCCGCTGCCGGCGGTATTTTCAAGGCTGCTATTTTCGTCTGATACGACTCCCAGCGTTCCTTGAAACCATTGCATTCGAAAAAATTACCAACTGCCTGTTCAAAATCGCTTATCGCTGCATTGAAAGAAATATATTTTTCTTCAGCGTCAATACTCCAATCTTCAATTTTACCTTCAGCAGGCAATAATACTATAGCCGCAAACCGCGCCGCGTTATCGCCAATCGTTTGAATAGTCTTTACAATATCAATATCGTCATTCATTGCTTTTTCGAGAAAAGTTCCGTCAACGCTCGACAATAATTCTCCGAGTTGTTTTACCTGGTATAATAACAATTCTTTCTGAATGTATTTTTTACCGCCGATTGTAATTTCAAATATTTTTTTTTCTTTTTTATCAGTCATTGTTTTCTCCTTGAAAAAAATTTTAATTTTAAATCATAATTCAATCTTAATCCAGTCCGCGTCAAATTTTTTTTCGACGCAGACTAAATTATGTTTTAATTAAGACTTAAAATTAAGTCTTAAATTTTTTAATCATAATTCAGTCTTAATCCAGTCCGCGTCAAAATCCTAAATTCATAATTCTGAATTTGCATTTTCTAAACCAGCGCCGCAACCTTGCTTTGCTTGTTTATAATCGTTGCGTAAATACTTTTATAAGTTCCCGCCGGATCGTCGAGAACCTGCATTTCATTGCCTTCAGTTAAAATTCCGTTATTTGAAGTTCGCGCGGCTTTTGTTGCCGCTATACGCGGTAAAATAATCTGTAATGTAAATTTAACGCCGGTTTCAAACTCCGCGCCTTCGCATAATATTTTCAAAGCAAAATATTCCGCGTTTCTTAATTTAGCCTGCATTAAAACATCTTTAAAATCGCGGTCAAGCGTTACAGTCTGCTTACGAGTTCCGCGAACAACATAATTTGCAAAATCAGCGTTCTCGCCGGCAGCGCAGGGACGCGCTTCAATAGTCTGCGGCTGGTCGAGTTTATATGTCAGTTTCTGAATCTCGTGATTAATATCAATGCCGCCGATAATATCAGTTCCATTGAATTTACCGCCGATATTAACGCGGAGATCGGAAACGCGCAGCGGAGTCTCGGCGATTCGCGCTGGAATATTGTCCCACGAACATTCGGAATTTACATAAATAACTTTATAAACTCTATTGTCCGCGCCATCGCCGGCAGACGCTTCGAGATTAATAAGCTGACCGCTTACGGAACTCGCCTGCAGCGGATACTGCGCGCCGTCCGCTTTTGTTATCATTATCGAATGAATATTGGAAATTAAATTTTCTGATACGGAACTTGCAAGACTCAAACTTACGGCTAAACCGGACGCGGTTACGGTTTCTTCAAGCCAGTTGACGGAATTTTTACCTGTGCCGCGAATGCCGGCAGTCGCTTTTACAAACGCTTCTTTCTCAAAAGTTATTTCAGCGTTTTCATACATCAATGAAGCAAATAAAGTTTTTTGGATTGCGGCTTCCTGAAAACAACCTGTAAATGTATGCGGAGACATACACTCGCCCGGCGTTATTACGTGTTTATAACCCGCTGCGCCTACGCCGATAGTCGTTACATTGCCGCTTAACGCAAACGCCAATATATGCAGCAGATGCTGAGCCTGCGCGCGCGGCAGCGATAAATTAAACGCCGATGTTCTCGCGCCCTTATAAAAAATATCGGTCGGCTCCTCGCGGCCGGTAATCTCGTCTTCGTTAAGTTCCGTCAACGCTTCATTCTGAAGTATGTTTCCTTTTTCAAACACAAACTGCTTATCAATCGCGACCAGCAGATTTAACCCGCTTTCGCGCAATTCCGAACTTACGCCCAACACATTATAATTTTCAAAAATATTGCGCGGAAAATCTTTACTTGCTCCCATAATTAACGCCTCCAAAAATTTAATTAAATTTCATAAACCAAAAATACAAAAAAGCTATTTATATTATCAAAATATTTTTGCTTGAAAAACAAAAATATTTTAGCCGATACAATAATAATAATTCATCGTATATTCGGATATTATTATCGCAATATCCTTTGCGCAGTCAGTCATAAAAGTATTTTGTAATTCAAAAACGCCCGCGCTTTTATCCTTTAATCCTAAATCTTTTCCGTCAATTAATTCGGATATTTGTTCCTGAATATTTATCGCGCCGGTCTGCCCGAACGCGGTTTCAGATACGCCGTCTAAATTTTGAACAGCTGCGGCAATAGCAAAATTTAATATTTTATGCCGCGCTCCAATGTCGCTTAAATCATTTTCTTCTTTTACATACGAAATGTATATCGCCGGAAAATTCAAACATCTGAGTTCTTCAATATTTTTTTCAAACTCGCCCGCGTAATATCCGCAATATGCGCAATCGCCGTTTGTTACAAGTTCGGTTTCCAATAGGTTCTTCACTGTATCAAGTATTTCTTTTGCGGTCAGTTTCATCTTACGCCGCCGCTGAAATGTTCTAAAAATTTATTTTGAAGATAGTTTAAATCTTTAGGAAGCAGCTCGTTTTTAGGTAAATACGAACGCTTCGGTATTATAACTGATTTCTTCAAAACATAATGCGCGACAAGTTCGCGTTTTTTTCTTTTTTTAATAACTCCGAATATAATAAGCGCGCCGGAAGTTTTACTTTTTTTAACAAAATAATTAAATTTATTAAATTTATCCATAAAAGCCCGCGCATTAAGTTTAGAGCGTATTGCCATATCCGATATTGGTATTGCAAGATGGTTAGCTTTATCCGGTTTAATAATTCCGCCGAACTGATGTATTGCCGCGTATTTTTTATTTGAACCGACAACAATATAATCATCGCCGAACGCGCTGTCGACTTTTTGTAATTTTGCATCAACAGTCAAAGTCTTCCCGCTTTTCTTTTTTGATTTTGTCCACTTATCAGGCCTGCCTTCTGCCGCAAACGTTTCTATAACAGAGCCTTCCATATATTTGGCAAACAGTTTCATCACCGGTTTAAATCCATTCAATCTGCTCTGTATATTTCCTATCTGCATTGAGCCGTTGTTAACCGTTACATTAAAATTTATCATTAAAGTTTTCCTTAATTTTCAATTCGTAAAAATTCTCAATTTTGAATCTTCAATCTTCAATTTTCAATCTTGAATTTTCAATCTTGAATTTTGAATCGTGAATCTTCAATTTTCAATCTTGAATTTTGAATCTTGAATTTTCTACAAGTATTTCCTCAACGCCTCATTCAATCCTATATGCTCCATCCGCTTAACTTCTTTACCCAAATCTTTTGATAATTTTTCTACATATTCAAGATACTCAAGTCCGCGCAATATTCCGGCAGAGGTATTCGTTATATCAATTAAATCACAGCAGTCCGTAAAAAAATGCCCGAAGCATATAAAATCAAAAGTTGTATAAATTTTCTTATACGTTACCGGATCAATTATTACCGTGTTTGATATTTCCATAATATTTATAATTGCCCTTGTTTCAGGCGTTTCAAATTTATTCATTTATTTTTTCCGCATCATAAAAATTCATAATTATTTTGAATAGTTGTAATCAAATAGAAAACCAAAATTCATAATTCATAATTCATAATTCATAATTTTTTTCAATTTTCAATTTTCAATCTTGAATCTTGAATCTTAAATCTTAAATCTTAAATCTTGAATTTTCAATCTTGAATCTTGAATCTTGAATTTTCAATCTTGAATCTTCAATCTTCAATTTTGAATTTTGAATTTTGAATTTTCAATCTTCTCTCATTCCCCGCGCATATATCTTCATATCGGTAAAACCCAAATCATTGCCTATCACTATCGCTCTTGTCATACCGGTTATTATACTGAATATCACAGCCGTATTCGATACAACGCTGCCGCACATTATAAAACAATTTATTTCGGATATTTTTGCGAGTCTGTTGAAAAAATCCTGCTCAGGCTGATACTGCAGATTATAAAAATAAATTTCGCCCGTAAAATTTTTCAATACTTCCGGTTCAATAAAAACCGGAGCTATCAATTTTGCGCCGCCGCATTTTAAATCTTTGAAATATCCGGCAGTCGCTTTTTGCGCATCCAGCGTTACGATATAATCAATATTTATAATTTCAGATACGCGCCGCGCCGCTATATCGCAGCAGATTACACGGAAACGTGAATCTGCGGAAATCTGTTTGGAATATTTTTTCAATATTTCAATATCCGCGTCAAGACTCGGTCCCGCGCATATAACTAATCCGATTCCAGCAGGATGCCTGCCGCGCAGTTCAAACAAACTTTTGCCGCGGCGTTTGATTTCAGCCGCGTTTAGTTCCGCGTTGCGTTCCCACATCTCTCTAAAAAATTCAAATGTCCCTTTATTATTTATTTCCATAATTAATATGCGCCTAATTTATCTCTGCCGAATATCCGCGGCGAAGTTTTAAAACGCGGCAGTTGATTTGTATTTACCGCCGCTTTTTTTCCGGAAACACCCGGAATGTTTTTATTGCCTTTCGCTATCTCGCGGAGTTCTAACATCAGTTGTTTGTTTTCTTTATCCGTCCACTCATTCGCGCCGCTCTTATCAACTTTCAAATAATAATGCGTCAAATTAAACGCGTATGTCTTTATAAGTTCAGGGACAATACTAAACGGCGTTTCATAACGTTTTGAACAATACGAATCAATCTCATCTTCAGCGCGGCCAATCTGTTTTTCAATTTTTTCTTCGTCAATCTCGCCTTTGCTTGTTGAAGTAGTAAGTTGTAAAGCCTGCGCGTCGCCAAGTCTTTTTATTACTTCATCAATCGTTATGTATCGTCCCATAAAAACTCCAATAAAAACTAAAAAATATTTGTTATCGGTTATCAGTTATCAGTTATCAGTTATCAGTTGGTGGTTGATTATTCCAAAACCGATAACCGACTGCCGATAACCGATAGCTTTCTTTACAGGCTCTGCATTAAAAATTTATTTTCCCGCTAATCCGCAAAGCCGCAAAATGAATTCTCAATTTTCAATTTTTAATTCACAATTCACAATTCACAATTCATAATTCTGAATTCATAATTGACTTCAAGCGTATCAGCTTAAATCCGTCGTTCCTTTGCCTTTGTAAATTAATTGCCAAAAGCCCGGAGCCGCGTTCATTATCGAGTCAATACCGTAATAATATTCTTTACGCATAAACGCCGCTTCGCTTGTCTGATCGTCAAGCGCGGCAAACGAATTTTCAAAAGGTTTAACCATCTGCATGATAAACGGCTTCAATTCGCCTTTCGATAAATCGGCAAGATACCATTCTACATCGCTCGTTAATTCAGGAATAACGATTAATTCAGAGGTTCCCTGATAAATATTTGTCGAACCTGAAACCGTAGTTGATTTGATTATTTCAAGTCCTGTTGTTTCAAGCGCAGGCGGAACTATCAAATGCGTAGGATTGATATTTATTGTTTGTCCGCTGTAAGTTTTCAGCTTGCGCATATTAGCGCGCGCAAGTCCGTAAGCCTTTGGCGTAAGTTTGTAATTAAAGATATTTGCCTGATTGTATACGCCGTCGTGATTCGCAGCAAATAAATATTTTCCATCATAGCATTTTGTGGTTTCGCCGGCTTTCAATAAATCAATAATGATTTTTGTATAAAACGCAAAACCAACCTCTACGAGCTGCATTATACGCGGTTTGACTACTCCGAGTCTGTCGAATAAAATATCGTCGCGCATTATTTTGATTGTAGCTTCCCAATCTTTTTTCTTGATTGTGTAATCAAAATATTTCAATGTTTCTTTCGCGCGCTCGCTCAACCATTCCTTTACTTCAGGAAGGTCGCCAATCCATGACAACACTTCTTCCGGCGAATTGCTGTTGATTATCATCGCTAATTTTTTATACAGCATTTGTTCCTGCGCTTTCGCAAGCAAAGTCGCCAAATATACTGCCTTTATAGTTTTTGTTACAGCCTCTAATGATTTCTTATTTACAATCATTTTTTCAATACCTCCGTAATTTTAATTTAATTCATAATTTCTTAAAAGTTCGCGTCAGTCCGCGTTTGTTTGTAGTTAAAATTTAAAAAAAATTCACAATTGTTTGTAATTAAAATTTTGAAAATTCATAATTCATAATTCATAATTCATAATTGAATTTTTCAATTTTCAACTTTCAATTTTCAACTTTCAACTTTTAATTTTCAATATCCACCCACGCATAATCGCCGTCGATTATCTGGCTTACGCTGCCGGTTTCAATATCGTTCGTTGTTGCCGACGCAAAATTTACCGTGTCATTATCAACGCAATAAACCTTTTTGCCTACATCCGCAGCGCTTACGCCGCTTGCGAATTTTAATTTGAAATCGCCTTTTCTATAACAGAGAACTCTTACATCTCCGTTGCCGCCAAGCGTGTTATCCGCTTCTTCGGCAGATATTAAACGCGCCGTTAAAGCGCCCGCTAAATCGCTGCCGTTTACCGCCAATCCTGCCGAATTCAACGCAACAATAACCCCGCCCGGAATTTTCTCTCCAGCCTTTACCGGATGATCGCACATTATATTTTCGCGCGATATTCTGTTTTGATCCGTTGTAACTGTCATTTAATAGCCTCCCAATTTTTAATAAAGTTTTGAATTTTTAAAATCATAATTCTTATGCAGCGGTAATCAAATCGCAACATAAATTCATAATTCATAATTCTGAATTCATAATTAAATTTCTCAATTCTTAATTTTTTCAGTTTTCGCTCTTCGAAAATTTTAAATAATCTTCCGCGCTCATTCCAAGCTGTTTGCAGACCATCATTTCTTCAGCGTTCATTTCCTGTTTGCCGCCAACCGGTAAAACGCCAGTATCCTGTCTGCCTGCAGGTATCACAACAGCCGCGCTTGCGATAAACGCTTCAAAGCCCGGACGATCCTTTTGCGCGTAATCATTCGCCCAAGCTTTCTGCGCAGGCGTTATCTTCCCGCCCTCAAGAGCTTTCGCTACAATAGCCTCGACTTCCCGCGACGCTGATTGCGCTATCTGCGCTTTCAATACATCGCGTTCGCTTACCGCAGCGTCATACATTGATTTTGCGACAAAACCTTCATGCTTCACCGCCGAATCAAGCGCAGGCATTATACCGGCTTCATCCTTTGCGCCAAGCTTCGCCATAATCTCCGACTTCGCAACAAGCATTGAGTCTTTTGATTTCTTCAACTCAAGCGCCGCCGCCATTACTTCAGCCTCCGTCGCTTCCTGCTTCAATCCAAGCAGTTTTTTTAATTCTTCTAACATTCCAAAACCTCCTTCGCAAAAATTATCTAAATTTAAATTTGCCGCAAGCGCGTCCATCTCGCGTATCCACGGCTTGTTCGTTAACGCAGCCGAATGTAAATACGCGCCTAAAAATTTTCCGCGCTCGTCGGTGAAATTAAAAATTATTACAGGCGAACGAAATTCATACTCTTTCTCTTCAAGATATTTTAACGCACGTTTCGTCCACTCTACTTTACACCACAATCCATCGGCGCCGCGATCCTCAAGTTCGATTATCCAGCCCGAAGCCGGAGCCTCGATTCCCTTTATCGTTTGATGCTCATAATCAAATACTACCCTGCCGGACGGCTCATTTTGAAAATTTGCAGCTATTTGCTCAATTTCTTTCGCGCTTACCGTCTGAGGCTTGCCGGTAACCTGATTTATGAATGTTCCAAGCGGACATAACTGAAACCAGTCCAAATATGCCTTTTCTTTTCCGAATTTTCCTAATTTTCCTATAAATATTAGCCCTTTTTTCATTTTTTTTACCTTTTTGTCAATGTTGGTTGTATCTTTAAATTTAAAATCAATTTTAACCCATTTAACTCCCATTTAAATTTTTTGTTAATAGGTCAAGGCTTATCAAGATACCCAAAATGCCGCTCGTTGATTTTTGCCCCGTTTCCGCTCGTTTTTTTAACGCCGTTTTTTTCGATTTTTATTTTTAACGCCTCAAAAAGCGTTTTTTCTCAAACTAAACGACATTTTTCTCAAACTAAATGACAATTTTTGTTTTTTCTCAAAAAATCGTTTAAATTTTCAAAAGTTCGTTTAAATCGAATTTTTACCAAAATACTGAATAATTAAAATCTTAAATAAGTCGAAAATAATTAAAATTTTTCTTGACTTTTTTTATTTTTAATATCTCATTTTTTGAAGCTTCGTTACTTTGTTTTTCTTGAACGATGCTTCAAAAAATTAAGTTTACAAAATTCTCATCCGATTTTACCGGAACGTCAATAATATATTTTTTTCTTTTTTTTATATTCGCGCTTTTATCTCCGCCGATATAAATTGTATATTTTGCATTGTTAATATAACTCGAGGGTATTAAAGCAATTTCAAAATATCCTTCAGCGTCTGAAATTATTTTTATATTTTTATTTACAACTAAAAAATTAGTTTCTTTGAAAATATCGCCGAGTTTAATTTCTACGGATTCATTTATTATCGGCTCGCTGGCGCCGTCCTTCAGCCAGCCATAGACAATGCAGCGTTCCGGAGTCTGCGGCTCAATTACCGCAAAATCATATTCGATTTCAGCGGAAAAAATTTCAGGCGTATCATAACCGTCGCTGTTTAATATAATTTTTAAATATACATCGCTTGCGCCATTTATTAACGAATCGCAATGCGCGTTTATTTCTTCAATGGTATTTGATTTATTATAACTGCCATCGCTTGCGCTCCACGCTGCGCCATCCCAGTATTTATCCGAGTTATTTACGTTAATAATAAATTTTATTCCGGTTCCCAACGGCGCTGTCCAATCAGCCGAAACGCTTATAATTCCGTCAGTCCTGAAATTTGATGTTATAATTAAAGGATTATCCGCGCTGTAATAGTTTTTTAAATATTCGCAATCCGCTGGCGCGTAATTCGCAAGATGCTGTTCTTTATCGTAAATAATAAATTCGTCAATAAAAAAATTTGCAGGATATGTCGGATTCTGATAATTGCCGATTCTTAACTGATTGATATTATTGTCGCGTTCGCCGGTATTGGTTATTAAATTTCCAAACTGCTGACCGTCAATAAAAACCCTCGTTCTGCCAACTGTCAAATTATAATTTAATTCTATTGTGTATGTCTGTCCCGCGGCAACGCTCAATGTCCCAATCTGCGCGCTGAATATTGAGCCGCCGTTTTTATTGTTTATTACAAGATATATTCCGCCGGTAGATAAATGCGTGATTGATATTCTGTTTTTTACCAAAGCAGTTCCATCGCTGATGCAAAAAATTATCTGCGCAGCCGCGGGAATATTATCATAATTCGGAGTCCATCTGAATGATATTGCGCCTTCCTGAATACCCGCAGTATTCAAGCCGCCCGCATAATCCACATACCTGTTGTCGCTATGCGCTAAATCAAGACGTTTGCCGAAGCCTGTTACTCCTTCAATTACCGCAGCATTGCCAACGCCGATTCCAACGCCCGCGCCCCGCGCTATATCCGCGTTTAAATCATTGTTAAACGATACGTAAAAACATATATCCGAATTTATCCGTTGTTTTAATTTAGCGGTGTCTGCCTGGATTTCTATTCTCTCGCTGTCAAAAATATAATTATTTGCATTATTCAAAGGATATGTTATTATCATAAAATTTTAAACTCCAATAAATTCATAATTTCTTTAACGGCAATCAAGCCGCCTCCAAAATTCATAATTCATAATTCATAATTTTTTAAATTGATTCATAATTTCTTAAGTTGTTTCATAATTATTTTTCTTCCCTCTTGACTTTCTTAAAAAAATTTGGTATATTATTTTTGCAATGCGAAAGCATCGCCAACCTTGATAAGTTGAAGATTCGCTTCTATAACTTATCGAAGGTCGTCATCATTATTGCGAATCAATAGTGATGACCTCTTCCAAATATATTATTTTTTATAATACAAAAGTATTCCTTTCCGCTGATTATTCAAATCTTTGGTTTTATCAATTTTAATCCACGTTACAACATCTTTACTGTCAAGTTCAACGACCATCAAAAAATTACTGTTTTTATCTTTCGTATCGACAAATCTTTTTATATAAATTTTCCGGGTATTATTATTTTCAATTTTTCCCCATACTTCATCCGGACGCAATAATGTCGGCTCAATGTATTCAACAAATGTAAATCTTTCGCGTTGATCATTTCCGCTTGAATTCTGTTTTGTAAATTTATCATAAAGCCGCGCGTTCAATTTTATTTTCTCATTTTCAAAATCAATAATTTCCCGCGTTTCATTTTCTATCTTTAATATTTTTTTAAATCCGGGTTTATTTAAATTTTGCGCAGTATCTACATCCACACTCCTCTCCAAAACCTCGCCGCTCATTTCATCGATTGATTTCAGATTGAAATATTGATACGTTTTATTTATATCAATTCCGTATTTATCAAACAACTCTTTAGTAAAACTCAATAATCCGCTTGTTTTTCCAAGGTTTCTATCAAAACCGGTTGAATCTAATTTAGGAATATTTCCGCCTGTTGACGATTCCACAACCAGCCCGCGCGACCTCACTTCATATTCGCTTACCATCATAACATCGCATCTGCAGTTGAATCCGTTCGGCGGCCACCAGATATCCCATATCGCGTCGTCGCGTCTGAAGATTCTGCCATTCATCGCGAGATGCGAGTCCCTGACTATGTCGTCGTCTATCGCGATATATTGAAAATACGGAAATTCTTTTACATAATCCGGATCATTATATTCCCAATATTTTCCAGCCATATACACGCTTTGAATATTTGTATTGAAAACGGTTTTTATATAATGATTGCCCCAGCCCGTAAATAAATGCCCGTTCTCATTATAAAAATCAGCGTAAGATGTTCCATCGCGCAATGCCCGCTCAAGTCCGGCTTTTACATTCTCAAGCGCGTTCTTTTCATTTATCGCCGCGCAGCCGAACGAATATACCTTCAAATATTCAAGCGCCTTTTCAGGTATTAAACTGAACGGGTCGGGAATGCCGCCTTCGCCCTTCGCCGAAAATACCTTTGCTTCTATACGCGCGTCAAGGATTCCCTGAACCGCCGCAGTCTTAAGCGCCTCAAATAATTTCTCGCCAAGCGCAGTAGATGCTTCAGCGTCCCATTTTTCTTCAGATATTTTTTGCAATACGCTCTGATAATCCTGCGCTTCCTTCAGTTTCGTTTTAAGCGCGGACATGCGTTTGTCGTATATGTCGTATCCTTCCTGCGTGAATTTTTCGCCGGTAATAAGCAGATTATCTCTATTCTGTTTTACGCGCGCCTGTTTCAACGCAAGACTGTCCATATCCTGCGATGCGGTAAATATTTGTTTTGCCGCGAGTTTGGCTTTTTCCTTTTTTTCAGGATCAAATAAATCGCCCGCGCCTTCATATACCTTACTTTTCTGCAATAATGCCGCGCCTTTCTTTGGAACAGGTATATTGAATTTTTTATAAAAATCCTCGACAGCCACAGGCACATTTAAATCAACAGCGCCCTGCCATATTTCAAGAGCTTCTTTATAATCTATCTTTTCCGGGAATATCGTTTCGTATTCCGGAACAGCAGTTCCCGGCCCGAATTGATATTCAACCGCGGGCTTCAATATTTGTTTGGTAATGGTTTTATCTGCCGAACACGCGTCCGCCTGCACTAATTCTTCCTTTACATCCTGATGCGTTTCAGATGCTCCATAACTGCCGATTTTTCCAATATCCTTTGTTAATGTCGCGCCGACAATACCCTTACTTATTTGTTCATCACAGTATCTCGCGAGTTTTTCATATATCTCAGCCGATGCCCGTTTATCGCTCTCTTTTATTTCTATCTCGGAATCTGCAGGTATCAAAGCCGACGCGCAAACGCCCATATCGGATAACGCCTTTTCAAGCGCGCTCTTCTCGGCTTCATCAGCGCCTGGACCGTATTTCCCTATCCTTAACGGCATCCCGTAAATCTCAGCGAATGTTACCCAATCCTTTATGCTGTAATTCTTGAATAAAAACATATACGCGCAAATACGCAGTATTGAACTTCTATTGATATGCCCGCTTTTTGCCTTGCATTTATGCAATACAAATTTATTCGGTATCAATGAAATGCCGTCAACCGGACTTTCTTCAGTTATCAATCTTATCTCGGTTAAATTATCGTTAAACGTTATTTTTTGCGGCAGGACATAATCAATTGTTTCAATACGCAGTATATCGCCGGGCTTCCACATAATCTCGCTTAATGATAAACCTTTACCTACAGCATCAAGCACATCGTAAAGCGCTTCGTCCCAGTTGTCTATATTTTCAATAAGTTCTCTACCGTATTCCGCAACCTTCAAATCACAACTGTTTTCACTTACAGGCTTTATTTTAAAATCTTTATTCGTTATCGCGCGTTTCCGGTCATTCAAACAACTATTAATATGCAAATCCTTTTCTTCGAACTCTTCGAATAATTCCATCTGCTCGGATATATCGCCGCTCTCAGCGTTCCGCAGTTTGATTGCGAGTTTTTCAGGCGTTAAATTCGTAGTCGGATGCGAGCCGAATATATCGCGGTTGCTTACAGTGGATATGCGCCGCGTCTCTACTTTGGCGTTTAAAATTTTTCCTATCAACGCCGCTTTATATTTTATTGTTTGATATGTTTTAATAAGATCCATTTCCGAATCTGCTCCTGCGTTTGCTTACCGATTTATATTCAAATTTTTTGTATCTGTTTTTCATACTGCTTGTTACTATCTCCAATGCGTCCGGTCCATCGTCGTTTACGCTTTCATCAAGCAAATCAAGCAATTGTTCAATTAATAAATCCTGATCCGAATCGCCCTTTAAAAATTTTATTTTTCCGAATTCCAATAAGGAACTCAATCCATCCATTATCCGCGTTATCTTCTCGCCGCGCTGACTGTCCTTACCGCGTATCGGCAGCTTATGCAATTTTTTTAATTGCCTGGTTAATTCAAAAACATCATGCAGCAATACCTGTCCGCCGACTGTTTCAAGGTTTATTACAGACGGATTAAATTGTTCGTCCACAGTATAAACTGCTTCCACAAGTTTATTAGTTGTGCAGCGTCGTATAAATGCGTTCCTGACATAATAATCCCCGCTTCTCCGGTCCCGCGATACTGTTATTATCGCTTTCGGATCGTGGATTTCTTCGCTCTTATGCGACGGATCAACGCCCGTCTCAGTATATAAATCAAATTTATCCAAATCACTTTTTATATAATAACGTATCCAGCCTTCCTTGATTCCGTTCTCATCGTCGCGCGGATTATTCATATATTCGCTGGCAAATGCCCGCGATTTTATATTTGCTTTTATCCTGGCTAATTTTTCAAGCGGATATACTGCCGACCATAAAGCCTTGCCTTTTTCTATCGCTTGAAATTTTCTGCGGTTGTAATTATCAAATTCTTCGTCAGTCAGCAGAATTGACAGCACGCTTTTTCTTTTTAATATCGTGCCTATCAGCAAAAACGAACAGTCATCTCCGCCACCCTGTCCGCTCGGCATTACAGCTTTCAAAAGCCAATCAAGCTGCCGCTGAACAAACTTAGGATTCCGCACATTTATATCATTTTCAAGATCATCGACTATTTGTAAATCCGGACGCGACGCTTTAAACTTAACGCCGCGGCTGTTCGGCCCAAGAGCCTCTATTGCGCAGCCGGTCTTCAATGCGATTAAATCCTTTGTCCACCACGATAAATCGCGCAAATCGCCGAAGTCGTGTTTGATTCGCGGATTCTCCTCAAACTCAACCATCATGCATTCTACCTGCATTTCGGATAAATCTTTTATGCCCGAATACAGAGTGGCATATTTTCTTAATCCGAAACAACCCTGGTGTATTATGTATCCAAATACAGTCGTGCTTTTTGCGAATCCGCGGGGAGCCGCCAATACGCCCGGCTTTCCACGTATCTCAAGCCATTCAACCTCTGTTTTATGAAGTTCGCATGGCTCGCTCGGAAAATAATGCGGCAAATATGTCTTGAAAAAATAAAAATGATCCGTCCGCGAGCGCGCTATGCGCTCTTTCTGTTTCTTTGGCGTATCATCCTCAAAAGGCGTCGCCAACTTATTCATATCCGCGCGTATCTGCAGCATTGCTGCCGCGCGTTCGGTTTTAGTTAATATTTTAAATTTAGTATCTGCAAATAAATTCATATTCGCTTTATATTTTTCCGTTTATAAATTTTTTGATAGCATCATATTCTTTTTTAAATTTCTCTAATTCGCTTACTGCGGCTTTCAACCCTTTCATATCCAATGAATCAAGTCCGTTTTCGTCAACGTATGTTTTCATTGTAATGATATTCAGTTGATTTGCGGCAAGTGTCGCTAAATCGTCAAGCCGTTCCTGCTTTTCTTGAATAAGCCCTTTTTTCATTAAATCAGCTTCATTCGTCATTTCTGCTCTCCCTTCAAAAATATTTCGATATAATACAATACGCGATTCTTGAAGTCCGGATCCTTGTCCTGGCTGATTAACTTTACAAATTCGCTAATCACTATTACGCGCGCGCTGTCAGCGTCAACCTGTCCCTTCAGTTCCTTGCGGATTTTATTTAGTTTTGCCAATTTATCAATAATGCCGGATTTTGTTTCTTCATCGGCAGTTTTCAATTTCACTAATAATGTTTTGATTTCATCTTCCAATACATTCAGTATCTCTGGCGTTGACCCGCGTAAAGTCTCGCGCTGTTCATCCCATTTATATTGTTTTTTCCAGCGCGATAACGTATTAAAATGAATGCCCGTCTTTTGGGAAACATCCTGCAATGTCATTTCATTCTTAACATACATATCCCGGCATATTGCGCCATTCTCCGCATATTTCGTTGATTTATTCATCTTTTCCTCAAACATAATTTCCAGTCTTAATTCAGTCTTAATCAAGTCCGCGTCAAAAAATTCTCAATTCTCAATTTCCCCGCGTTTCTATTTATGCAATAATTTTTCAAGATACGGCCACGCTATATTCCACAAAACCATTACCGCTGCCACAGCGCCGCTTATCTGCCATTTCAATTTTGATATATTTAATATCTCTTTTTGAACCGGCTCGAATTTTTCCTTTTCCCATTTATAAAAATATTCCTTATCAAGTTTTGTTTCAGCTATCGCAGCTTTATGTTGCTTGATTTCTTTTATATCGGCTTCAAATATCATCAATTTAACTTCCGTTTCCTTCTTAAAAAATCGCAGCATTAAATTTGTCTGATTCGTCGATACCAATAATAATTTCAACTGTTCCGGCAGTCCCGAAAGATTTTCTTCAATAATCGTTTCCATCCGCGTTATTCTTTCTAACTGTCCGCAATGATGCTGAGACTCGTTATTTTCTACTTTTTCAGCCATTCGATTATGCTCCTTATATTTTCGTCTTTCGCGTAATCCGTATGATTCCAGCCGGTATAAATATTTTCCGTATGTTTTGTTGAATATAATTCGTCAAATCCGTAAGCCCCGCTATTACCATAACCAAAGCATTTAAATAATCCAGCAGTCTTTACAACCCTGTCATTTTCGCCAACCACATTAATTGTTTTACGCGGATATACATCAACATATTGCGCTAAAAACTGTTCTTTCTTTCGCGGCAAAACACAGCCCAATAAAACCGTCAGCCCCTCTGAAATCTTTTTCAAAACTTCAAACTCCGCGCCTTCCTCCTTCACCTCTGCCCTCTGCCTGCTGCCTTCCCTTCTGCCTTCCTCCTTCCTCCTTTTTCCTTCCTCCTTCCCTTCTGCCCTCTGCCTGCTGCCTTCTGCCTGCTGCCTTCCCGCCTCTTCCGAAATTTTCTCCATCGCCCTTTCGAGCAGATACGTCCCCCAGCTATGCGCAATAAAATTTATTTTCTGTAGATTCGGAT